GCCGATTTTCGGAGGATCCAATGTCGTTAAAAACTGATTTAATCACTGCAATATTATCGATTGATAATTTTTTATGGCGTGAAGATGATCCTGTTAAATTCCGTGAGGATGTAATGTTTATCATAAAAGATGCGATTGATGAGATAGAGAAAGCAGAAATTCTTGAAACGTTCAAAAAGAAAAAGGGTAAACAATGACTGATCCCGGGTAGCGTTTTCGATAGCCTTTTTGCGCCGGAAACATGAGATGGTCGACGGGCAGAAGCAAGAAATATTTACTGATAGATGGGCTTGGATACCCTTAGTAAGTACCGTAATATGGGTTTCTGCATTCATGACGATAATATTTAAGTTTATGAATATGTGAGGCTGTGGCTGTTTGTAAAAAACGGATGAGGGGGAATGGGAAATATTGGATAAAATTCGATATGTACAAAATAGAGAGAATCTTGAATGTGATATTTGCGGCAGAAAAATAGAGTGCGGTGAACTGGTTAATGAATATAGATTGATAAGAACGGAATATTTCTGTGTCGATTGTTTGCGCAAAATTTCTCAAAGATATTTGGATCATGAATGGAATGGGGGTGATATCAATGGCAGCAGGAGCACGTAGAAAAGGTAAGCCCCGCAGTGAGGCCGAGCGGAAAATACGACACAAGCGATTGCACCCGAATTCTAAGTTACCGCCCAGGGGCACGGGTCTCAAGAAAACGAGTAAGAAGTAATATAAAGGGCAACGGTGGCGGAAGGGCAGACGCTAAAAGTGTAAAAGCCTAAGCCGTTTAGATATCGGTTATGAAAGTAACGGGGTAGCACCCCGTGAAATTGGCTATATCAAGTAAGCCTAAGAAATGTGCGTTTAGGCGTGCGGGTTCGAATCCCGCCCGTTGCCAAGAATAGTAGAGAGGCATTGCTCTGGTTGGCGTGGGAGAAATGGACACGGGAAGAATATACGATGCTCTTCTTCCGGAACGAGGTACGGGGTGGGGAATCCCGTCTGCTATTCTAATTTGAACTCAGGGATCGTTAGACGTGACGACCGCTGTATGTGGGGCTTATTTTATTAGAGGGGAAAGGAAAATGAAATTGCATTATTTTGAACAAAAAAAAGCTGACGAAGATGACATGTATCTTAAAATGGCAATAAATCAAGGATATGTTCCCGAAACCTGTTTGTTAGGAGGGATGACTGTTATGGGCGAGATGAATAAAGGACGAGACCCATGTGCTGGTTGTGAGTGTCCAAGAGAGAAATGCAAGGGACGAAAGAGGGCGGGAGATTAAGGGAATAGTTACCAGCAGATATATATATCTGCTGGTAATCTTGTCCATGAGAGGAAATAATAATGGGGGGTTTATTTTATTTTGAATAACCGTACTGTGGGTATGAAAATACGAATATAATTAAACCAAAAACGGGTTAGGTAATCGGATGTTATCCGATATCCGTAAATTATATAATCAGGGGATATTAAAATGTTATTTGAAGTGGCGATCGTTGAAGAACCGACAAAGAAAGAGCAAGAGGATGGTAAACAAGAAAAGTTAGTTTTTGGTCCGCAAGCTGTAATAGCAAAAGATGATCGATCGGCTGGGGTGGCGGCTGTACTTGGATGTGATGAAAAGGTAAAAATTGATAATGCTAGAATGAGGATACTTGTGCGCCCTTTCGCATAAAGGGGTCGGAAGAATCTGAGGGCGATAATGACGAAAAATATGACGAATGGGAAGGGGGACCATCAATCAGTTATCCGGCCCCATATTCCGGCCCCAAAACAGCAGAGAAATGGATTTATACAACATCGAATTACACAACGCCGGCAGTAACATCTTTTACAGCTAGTGATTTAAACAAAACAAAACGGATTAGGTAAGAGGTGTTGTTGAGATTATACCTAGGGTGAGATGCACGTAGTGTATAACAACCCCGCCGGTTTGAAGAGGCTGGCGGGGATATTAAACAAGCACTTTAAGATGATTTTGTATAAAAAATGCAAGGAGGTAAAGTAATGGCATGGTTAATAATATTACCAGTAATGTGCATTTTTGTAGTAGGGATGCTGGCGGGTATAATAATAAAGATATAAGGGGGTTCCATAGTGTCAATGGATTATGATCTCATTTGTGTTGATTGTAAGGTCAAGATATGGATAGCTCAAAGTGGATTAAGCGGGCAATCGTTTTATTCTGACGAAAAGGGATGCATGGAAGAGCTCAAAGCCTTTTTGTTTAATCACATAGGGCACAACCTAATGTTTTTATCAGAGTTTGAAGATACAGACAATTACAATGAAATAAAATGGTAAAATGTTAATGATTCATTGCTCTAACTGCCGTCACTGTGTTGTCAAAGTAGACGTTTTCGGTAACGATGAAAAGGGTTTTAAATGGGCGCGATATGCCGTCTGTGAAAAAGGCGCAGCCGTCAATAGCAGGGGCGTAAATAAATCAATGCGATTGTTGTCCAATGTTCGGGAAATGACCATGGACAAGTGCGAGTTTTACGAACCGATGGGAGAAGGCACATTTGGCACAAAACGGTATAAACCCAATATTAGTTTTGATAATTTGGATTGGTATTATAAACATAACGATTTAAAAAATATAGCCCATGTCCCCCGCGTTTAAGATATTGTCTTAACCTACCATGCGCACTTCTTATAATCTAGAATACCAATAATGCTTATATTGCGAATATGGAAATAAGAAATTATACGGAATGGGGCGATTTATGCATTATGTCAGTGGCTATGATTTAATTGATTTATGGGTGAGCATTGAGCAAATACTGACACCGACGGAATTTAAAATATTTGTAATGCGTTATAAGTACAAGATGACTCAGACACAGATTGCCGAAAAATACAAGATTAGTCACCAAGCGGTTTGCAAAAGATTGCAGAAAGTTAATAAAAAATTGAAGTTTGGGTTGCAATAGGGTTGAATTTGTCACATGGATAAGTAGGGGAGTGTGTATGAATAAGAAGGCAAGAGAAGATGCCTTAAAAAGACCAGCCTTTCAAAATTGGTTATATGTAGATCAATTGCCAGAAAATCCCACAATATCACAATTAGAAAACTTAGAAAAATATCATATCGAAATAGAACCATCAGAGCGGATACAACTTCATGATTATAAAGGGGAAAGGTATGATGTGAGAGAAATAGATTTTCCGTTTGAGTGGTTTGACGAGCAATTATTTTATGATCCATTTATAGCGCAGGGTAGATATGATATTTTACCCGAACAAGAGCGCACGTATGTACAGGGTAGAGATTGGACAATAAATGCCTAGGGGCGGAGCAATGAAACGATTGATAGTCATATTGATAATAGTTTTGATGTCGCAAATTGTGATATCAAGTTGTGCTACATTACCCCGACCCCGCGTCTACAAAGATATTAATATCCCTGAAGTGGTTATCTGTAGCGAGATTCGCGGATATGGGGATTACACCGAAAAGACTGAGCTGCTATCTGGCGAGAGATTCTATATATATGCCCCGCTGAATAATGTTAGTGTGATGACCGAAAACGATAAAATCAGATATGTATACATAGAGATAATGTTATCGATTATCGGACCGGGTGGAGAAATTATTCAGGAACCTACCGTTGAGATGTATGGCCGGCAAGATTTAATGAAAGAGTCTAAATCGAATGAATTGTATTTTTATATGGATTTTATCGTATTGCCGGCGGTAGTAATGGGAGAATATCAGTTTATTTTGCAGGTGACAGATTTAATAACTGGTAAAAGTAGCAGCGGTATGGGGACATTGAGAGTTGTACCACACAGTTGTTAAGGAGAGCAGGAGTTGCAGCCAGCTTGCATAAGACCAGGTAAACCCGCTCCGGATGAGCTCAGTATAGTTGTTAATATAATCGGCTCATAATTGGTTCATATGGCTCATAGCGAAAGGTTGATATGCCTAGAAAATGTACTGTATGTGTTTCTTTAGAGAGAGAAACTGCAGAAAAGTTGCATCTTGAAGGTATGTCGTTATGGGAAATATCGAAACAAACGGGACTGTCGAAACAGGCGTTACATCGGCATTTTGCCAATGGACATATGAGTAAAAAGCTGCAGAAGTCTGAGCAAGCGCAAGAGGTTATTAATGCTGATAGCCTGGTGAAGGAGTTGTCGAGATACAAGGCCGAGGTACAATCGATCTTTGATATGGCTAGGCAAGAAGGTAAAAGCGCAATAGCGTTAAGCGCTGTTGACAGGTTAGTCAAGTTGGTTGAGACGATGGGTAAACTGCTGGGGCAATTTGCTGAGACGCAAGTCAATGTCAATGTATTAATGCAGGGATCGGAGATATCAATATTCATGCAGCAAAATCACCCAAGAGTCTGGGGTGAGCTGGTTAATCACCTGCGAGACAAATATTATGAGGGACGTTGATGTTGAGGCGCTTAAAGATGCAGACTCAGCGGTATTCTTTGAGCAGACTGCGGGAGTAAGTCCTGATAAATACCAGCGGCAGATACTGGAGTATAAAGGCAGTCGGCTGATACTTAATTGTACCCGTCAATGGGGCAAGAGCCTAACGGTAGCGGGTAAGGCGTATCGGTTGGCTAAGTACAACTCTGGGTTTCTGGCATTGATATTGTGTCCGTCTCTACGGCAATCAACGGAGATATTTCGCAAAATCCTGCATATGAGCGCCGAAGACAAGACAGCACTCAAGAAGATTGAGGATAGTAAGCAATATGTAACAATGGCGAACGGTAGCAGGATTATCAGTTTACCGGATAAAGAGGGTACAATCAGGACGTACTCCGGCGTTGACTTGATAATCATTGATGAGGCATCGAAGGTATCGGAAGAGTTATTTTATGCGGTGTTACCGATGCTGGCGGTTAGCGGTGGTGCATTGTATTTGATGAGCAGTCCATATGGTAAGCGTGGATTTTTTCACCGTGAGTGGACAAATGGCGATGCAGAATGGCAACGATATCAGATTACAGCACGCAGAGATGTGCTCTCGCGTGAGTTATTGCAAGGGTTGAGTCCCCCACCCCTGGATGCCGTAAGTGATGAGTGCATGCGCATCCCTGAGAAGCATTTAATCGAGGTTATTCACAAGATGCCCCTGCAATGGTTTTTACAGGAGTATTATTGCGAGTTTACGGAGCCGGAGTATCAGTTGATACCATACGATTTGATTAAGGCGGCATTGGTGGACGGAGTTGAGCCGTTTCGAAAGGATGTTGCAAACGATGAGATCAGACCCTTTTTCAGATAATGAGGGCACAGAAGTCCGGTCAATTAGCGACACTATATACTTGGCTGGATTAGATTTGGGACAAGCAAACGATTATTCGGCGCTTACCATTGCCGAGAAACAGATAACACGGCAGCAGGGCAAAATATGGAGCAAGCTCAGCATCAGTCATATGGAGCGGTTCGATATAGGCACATCGTATTATAATATTGCAGAACAGATCACAGGCTATTTTGAAGACCCGCGACTCAAGATACGAGGCAAACTGATAGTTGATCAGACCGGTGTCGGGAAACCGGTTATGGATATACTCCGCAAGTTCGGGATGCGACCTATTGGGATAACGATTACCGGTGGATACGATGTTAATGAAGACGGGCATGGCGGTTTCAATGTACCGAAACGTGATCTTGTATCGTCATTGGTAAGTATGTATTACGGCAATCTTATATCGATCATGAAATCATTAAAAGCGGTTGAAGAGTTCAACAAAGAGCTACAGCATTTCAGTGTCAAGCAAAATCGGCGGGGATATGAGACATTCGAGCCTGATGAAGACAACATACATGATGATCTTGTAATCAGCGTTGCATTGATGGCCTGGTACTCGCAATATTTCGATAGGAAGAGAATTCCAGGACACGGAAAGCCGTGGATTAAAGACGAAGAAGCAAACAAGTTTGATCCGCTAGGGAATAGGTAATGATTGAGTTAAGTGTATATAACAGGATGATCAGACGGCGCGATATTTTAAAGGCGGCAAGAACGCCATATGAGACGGACTGGAAAGAGATTGCACAAAATTTGTATCCGCGGCGGGAGTTTCTTAATCTAAAACCGACAGAAGGTACACGTGTAGGGACACACATATATGATACTGCTGTAGTTGATTATTTCAACAAAGAGTCCTATGGATTTCAAGGGTACATAGTATCGGCGTCAATTGATTGGTTTGATATGGCGTTTGTTATTGATGAACTCAATCGCAATAAAGAGGCGCGCGAATGGTTAGATATCGTTGTCGAAAGATTGTATGAGCGGTTTCGTGATAGCAATTTTTATGATGCGATACATGATTACATCCGTAACGGATTGAGTTTCGCAACCGCAACAATGTATTGTGAAAATTATCCGGAAGAGCGGACGATTAATTACGAAAACTATCACCCCATATCAATCATTATATCTGAGGACAGGCGGGGCGTTGTAGACACAACGATTCGGGAATTTGAATTACCCGCGTATGAGGCAGTGCAGTTTTTCGGCGAGCAGAATTTGAGCGAACAAGTTACAAACGATACATGGAAAGTAGAGACTATGGATAACAAGCATAAGTTTCTGCATTTTGTTTTTAAACGCAATGATGATTTTTACAAACCGACAACCGTACCAGCGGCCATGCCATGGGTGTCTGTATACATCGAGGCCGAACACCCGAAGGATGAGGAGAGAGTAGCGCGGGAGAAGGGATACTATGAGAATCCGTATGCTACATGGAGATATGACAAAGTAAGTCCGTATTTCTACGGTCGTGGGCCTGCACATGATGCATTACCCGATATTGTATTGCTTAATGATTTTGCGAAGGCTGCAGCAACGATGATACAGAAGCAGGCAAATCCGGCTATTCTTGCCCCTGCCGAACATCTGGGAAGACTGCGAACCGGCCCCGGAGGTATCAATTATTATGAAAACCTTGCGAATGAGCAGATAAAGGTAATCAATGATACTGGTAATTATTCGTCAGTTAAAGATTACATACAGGACAAGCGAGAGAATGTTAAGAACCTGTTAATGGTAGATTTTTTTCTGATGCTTGCATCGGCTGACCGGACAAAGACAGCCTATGAGGTTAGTGAGTTAAAGGGTGAAAAGGCTGCTGTCATGGGTACGGCGGTCGGACGGTTTGAATCTGAGTGTCTCGATCCGTTGATTAATCGTACATTCCGCATAGAGTACGAAAACGGCAGGCTACCACCCATGCCAGGTATTGTTAGACAGTATGGGGGTGAAGGTATCAAAATCGATTACACTGGCCCACTTGCACGGATACAGAAGCAATTATTCAAGAGTAATCCGATTACTCACAGCCTAGCCGCACTTGGCAATCTTATGGAGGTTTTCCCTGGAGTTGGTGATTTAATCAATTCCGATGAGGCTGGCAGGGTATTGCTCAATGCTTACAATGCGCCACAGAAGATTATCCGCGACGAGGAAGAGGTAAGAGCTATCCGGGAGGCAAAAGCGAAAGCACAGGAAGAGCAAATGAAAATGGTACAGGCGAAAGAGGCTGCTGATATGGTCGAGAAACTTGGTAAAAAGGTCGAACCAGGATCACCAGTTGAGGCATTGATAGCGGGGAATAAATGATTGATCCGAAACTGGCACGGACAATAAGACGTGGGTTTGAGACTGCCGAGGGGCAAATAGCATTACAGTTTTTGCTAACTACAATGGGGTATTTTGATGTCAACGAGAAAATAGATGTGGAGAGGGCGGCATTGCGTAACTATGCGTCACGGCTGATGGAATGGCTAGGGTTTACTGACGAAAGATATGTCGGTGATTTTGTGAAACCGCGATTTGTTCAGGCATTAATGAAAGAATTGCCGTATCCGGAAAAGGGAAAGAAGAAACATGCCAAAGGCATTTCTTGAATGTAAAAAAAGGGGAGGTCATATTCGCACTATTAAGCACGGTAAGAATAAGTATCAACATATTTGTTACATAAATGGTAAGAGTTATGCGGGAGAAGTAAAAACTAAGAAGAAGAAGGAGAAATAAAAATGTTAGCAGCGGACGCAAGAGCAGCGGCATGGATTATCTGGCTTACAGACTTGGCGGCAGATACCAGGTTGCGAGCTCATCAGCGGGCAAGGATTACGGCCTATTTAACGAAACTTGGGGGAGCGACCACAACGAAACGCGAAGACTTAGACATGGCTGGTATACACAACGAGTTTCTCAGAAAAGTAAAGAACTAAAATCCAATATTTGAGAGGATGATATGGGTGACATAGCGAATACAGACGGGAGCGGAGACCTTCCGATATTTTCGGAACAGCTCCCAGCAGAAGTAAGAGACGATGCGAAGTCTCAGGAGTTACTGAAAGAGTTGAAGGATGTACCTCATCTTTTTCAGAGTTACAAAGACCTTAAAGGTTCATCTGAGGGCATGGTTAAACTGCCGACAAAAGAGTCTTCAGCAGAAGAGTTACAGGGATTCTTCAAAAAGCTAGGCAAACCTGACAGGGCCGAGGACTATGACGTTAAACCGATTGAGGCCGGAGATGAGATTGAAGGATCACAGGAGTTTGTGGACGGTTTCAAGGCGCAGGCGTTTAAGTTGAACCTGTCGAAAGGGCAGACTGAGCAGCTTTATAACTGGTTTATTGAGGGTGTGAAGAAGAACTATGACCTGCAGGCCGAGACTTTCAAGAAAGAAAGTGCTGACGCGCACAAGAAACTGCGGGATTTATGGGGGGCGGATTACTCCAAAAAGATGGATAACGCCAAGAAAGTCATCCTAAAATATGCTCCTGATGATCTGAAAGAAGAGCTTAAAAAGTCCGATTTCAAGAACGATCCACAGCTTCTGGTGTTACTGTCGAGGATCGGTGACGCTATCGGTGAGGATGTGCTTATAGCGGGTACGACCAGCACGGGACCGGTGACAGAAGAAGAAAAAGATCAGGCACGATTGAAAGCGAAATATCCAACAATGTTTGAGGATTAAGGAGGGTAGCGATGGCCTGCACGGTAGGCGCTGAAAGATGCCAGCTTGGAGTTAAAAAGGTATGTGTTAAGAAACCCAAAAAGGACAATAGCGGTTATTACACCACATGGCAAAGTACTGGTGTTCCGTGTGTGCCGCCAAAAAAGAAAAAGAAATAAATAGCATTTTCAGAAGTACAGGCTCGTTGAGCCTATACCCGAAACCTGAAAGATTGAAGTCCAGTCTTTCGTGATAAGTTTTGGGAGCCTGTATGTTGATATTATGAAGCCAGATGCCTACCAATGGAGACTATGGGGGAATAATAGAGACATGCGGGGGTACTGAATAAGTCCGAAGGGGTAAACGTCAATCTCTCAAGGAGATAGGGAAGTAACTATTTCTTAGGGAGAAGACAATGGCTGAAATTGAGGTAAACAGATTCGGGCTTGCAGAACTTGCAAACCGAACTCACAACGGCGTGATAATCGATCTCGCCAACGAACTCACCAAAGTAATTCCCGCCCTGGTTGACGCTCCTTTCAAGGAGGCGAATGATATTTTTAGCCACCGAGAAGGGAAAGTTGCCGTTCTGCCGACCGTTTCAAAACGTGGGCTGAATAAGGGAGTAGCACCATCAGCCGCACAGAGCGAACCGATAACATGGGAAATGACGATTGTTGAGGCTCTGAGTGAGATTGATGAGCTTGCCCTTGATGGTGTCAAGGACAAAGCGGGGCAAAGGGACCAGGAAGACAGCCTGTTCGTGGAATCGATGAAACAGGAATTCGGTCGTCAGTATTTCTATGGTGACCATTCCACCGATATTAAAGAGCTTAACGGTCTTATGACGCTTTATAACGACCTGGCTCTTGATAATGTTGTCGGATGCGGTGGTGGTGGCGCTGATGTCACTTCACTCTGGTTTGTGCAGTATGGTTTTGACGGTGTTTTTCTGTTCTATCCGCGTGGTCACGAAACTGCGGGTGTTGAAGAGATTGACAAGGGTCTTGAGCGATGTGAAAGCTCAGCCGGTTTTTATCTTTACAAGTGGGTAACGCAGTTTAGGCTCCGCTGGGGTCTTGCTATAAAGAATGACAAGTGTGTCCAGAGGGTTTGTAACATTGAATCCGCCGGCGCAGCAAACCTGCTTGATGAAGATATCATGATTGGTGCTTATAACCGTCTGCCCGATCCGAGCAAAGCGGTTATTTATTGCAACGGCACGGTCAAAACGCAGCTTGACGTAATCGCAAAAGACAAGCCGACTCTTGTACACGTAGAGAATGATCCGTTCGGGCGTCCGGTGACTTATTTCTGGGATGTTCCGATCAAGAAGTTTGATTCTATCCTAAACACCGAAACTGCGGTGACATAAGGAGGTGACAAAATGATTACCGATGCGTTAATGATTCTTGAAGAAGACATGGGAATGCCGAATGCTACTGAAACTGCCGCTACGAATATCCTTGATATGCAGGCTGCTGGTGTTGCGGGTAGTGGCAAGCTCTTTGTTGTCGGGATTGTAACCAAGAGTGCAACCCTCAGCACAAGCGTAGCCATGGCTGTGTATGCTGATGATACCGATGGCGCGACTACCAAGATATTTACCGGCGAAGTGATTCTTACGGCTGCTGCGACAAAGGGTAAAGTGCTTGGTTGTTTTGCACTTCCGCCCGATGTCGGTCGATATATCGGAGCTTCTCTGATAACCGCTGGTGCTGGTGCAAATGCTGGTACAGCTACATTGTTCGTCACGAATCATCCGGTGAAGTCGAATTAACTGATTCAAAAATTACAGGGAGTCTTCGGGCTCCCTGATTTTAAAGGGGTAACGGAGTTGAAATAATGAATTTAACGCCAAAACTTGGAAGAAATGGTTGTTTGCTTGTAACCGATCTTACTGCACAGACGGGCAATTGGAACGCAATCCAGGCAGTTGAGGCTACTGTATTTTCCGTATTGACCGGTGATTACGACCTGGGGGCTGGAAGTGCATTGGCTGATGCATCCATAACTGCAGGTGTAATAATCTACGGGAATTTCACAGCGTTTACTCTAGCGTCTGGCGCTGTTGTCGCGTATAACGCACAATAAGAATCGGTAAATAAATTTAAGGGGTAAACCAATGAAAGTATTATGTAAAGAAACCTGTATTGCTTCAGACATGGGACTTGGTTATTGTTTCGAGGGGAAAATTTATGAAGTGGGTTCAAGGGTTGCTATCAACCCCCATTTCAAGAAACTAAAATCTCCGAAAGCAGAGATGGCAGACCTGAAAAAGGAAGAGCCTCAGAAGGAATCTCCAGTAGAGGAAGTTATCAAAGAGCCGACAGAGGATAAAGAATAATGGCCATATCGGATACTGCTATATGTAACATAGCTTTGTTACACGTTGGCGGTGGCAGGATACTGTCTCTGGGAGATGAGACATCTGAAGAGGGCGTTGCATGTGAAATTTTATATCAGCCAACGGTCGATGAAGTACTATCATCGGCTCCCTGGTCGTGTGCAACTACAAGAAGGGCACTGGCGTCCCTTTCTGATGATATTATCGGTGAGGACTTTGCTTATTCCTTTCAATTGCCGAGCACACCTTATTGCCTTTTGCCTCTTGATATGATTGGTGCGGAAAAAGCCGAATGGAAGGTTGAGGGTAGAGTTTTATATACCAATCAAAGCGAAGTTAATCTACGTTTTGTACAGAGACTAACTGATCCTTCGCGGTTTGATGCTCTCCTTGTTAAAGCAATATCATATAGACTGGCCGCTGATCTCGCTGTCGATCTCTCTGAATCTAGAGCCAATAGACAAGATATGCTGGTGCTTTATGAGGCGCAACGGAAGAAAGCCTTAATCATTGATGCTAAGCGGAGGGGGCAGGATCAGGATACTGCATTATTTATTGATTCGGGTAGATAAATGCCGAAACAAAAAAAAGTATTTACGGATTTTAGCGGGGGTGAATGGTCGTCAAAACTTGAAGGCCGGATTGATGCGCCTGGATACTACAAGAGTTGTAGGATACTTGAGAACTTTATCATAGCCGGTCAGGGTGGAGCAGAGAGACGGCCAGGGACTGTTTTTGTAGCCAACGGCAAGACGGATGCCGATACGGTGCGTCTCATACCGTTTGAGCTTGCTTCCGGTAACTATGTACTTGAGCTTGGTGATGAGTACATGCGATTTTACAAGGATCATGCTCAATTAGAGGATGCTGGCAACCCTGTTGAGATAGTCACTCCCTGGGCTAAAGAAGACTTGTTTGCAATCAAGTATGTACAGACAATAGATGCAATGTATTTTGTGCATATTGGATACCAAGCACAAAAACTCACATGGACAAGTGATACTGTCTGGAATATAGCGAATGTTGCATGGGCGGGAGCGGGATGTCCAGAGTTTACGACTGCCGACAACAGACCTGGGGCAATAGGGTTTTTCCAACAGAAAATGTATCTGGCCGGTACAAATAACAAACCCCAATACGTATGGACTTCCATAGCAGGTTCCTTTGAAGATTTTAATTCAACAGATGGACTAACCCTTATGATGGCTTATAACAAAAGAATCAAGATACACTGGCTTGCTTCAAAACAACAAGTAGTTTTCGGTGCTACAAAAGGTGAGGGTGTTCTTGACGGTGGCGGTGCCCCAATATCAAAAGACAATATGCCTGATCTTGCCGTTTTCCCAATAGGTAATGCCAATATACAGGGCATTGTTGTCGGTGACGTTTTCGTTTCATTCCACAAGGGATTAAAGAAAGTCCTGGCATTTCAATACAGCAATGACGTACAGTCGTGGAAACCGATTGACCTTACCTTTATGTCTTCTCACATACTCGGTGATGGCGTTGTCGAAGCCGACCTGCAAACTGATCCTGATACTATTTTGTGGTGCGTAACGTCTGATGGGCAGCTTGTAGGGTTTACCTATGAATCGGGCTCAACAATGTCATGGCATTCTCATCCGATAGGTCAAACCCTTGACGGCAATGACAAAGTAGAAAGCGTTGCAGTTATAACAGGTGATACTGAAGATGAAATCTGGGTATCAGTAAAAAGGACTATCAACAGTGTTACAAAACGGTTTGTCGAATATTTCAAGCCGCGTAGTTTCGGAAGCGATCAGACCGATTGTTATTTTGCTGATTGTGGATTTTCGGTAGATGGTGGAGCTGCCAAGTCAATAACGGGTTATACACAGGCTGATCCCGTTGAAATAACTGCTGCCGCCGCGCATGGTTTCGGTGGTGGTGAGCATGTTAGATTTACGGATATTGAGGATGTGGATGATGGATATGTCGATTATACGACCTTCATAGAGATTGATGAAGAAGGCGATATAGCCATTGTGGCGGATACCATTACGGTTACTGGTTTACCGCGGAACAAAAAGGGATTGGTATATAAAAACGTAGGTCTTGAATATTTAGACGGAACGTTTGAATACAAGTTCCATTTTAAAGCTACAGGGACATGGACTGCGGGGGGATCATTAATATGTATTTGGGGGGCGGCGACAGAAGCTAAACATTTGAGCGAAGTTCTGGCTGATAATGAATATGAAATTGGCGTTATATTTAGGCGGCGTGCCCCGGAAGACGGCGGTCTTTATAAATTCCAATTGTGGGAGCTGTATAACGGTGAATATCAACAACCTAATAGCACCCAGGATTATGCTCTGAATACGGATTATTACCTTAAAGTAACAAGGGACGAGACTGTTGATGGTGAACATAATTGCGGTGTACTTAGTTTGTCAATCTATTCTGATGCCGGCTATACCACCCTTCTTGAAACCTTTGAAATCGATTTACATGACAAAATCGATTACAGTTATTTGTTTGCAGTACAGAACTGGTATGATGATTGGGTAGACGAAGCCACCTTCACCCACACCCTGTTAGAAGGCCCGCTGGGCAGACAATCATTAAACAATCAAGTATATGTGGTTGCAAACCCGGCAGGGGCTACGTTTGATTTACATGATGAAGACGGTAATACCATTAATGGATTCTTGGTTAATCAGTATGTAAGCGGTGGGTTTTATCAAGAAGTGTATATAACGCTAGGCTTAGGGGGAGAACTGGCTTATGCAAAAGGAGAAACTTTCCAAATACTTGCTGATGGTGCTGCACATCCAGATAAAACTGTAGACGCAACCGGTGTTGTTAAACTCGACAGATTTGCCAATAAAATTCACGGGGGACTTGGCTATAAGTCAAAACTTAAACCAATGAGGTTGACGCCGGCCGGTGTCAAGAAGGCCGCATTTAAAGCAATTGTACGAGTATATGACTCTCTGGGTTGTAAAATAGGACGGTCTGAAGATACACTAAAAGTGATTACGTTTAGATCGGGTGATGATCCTATGGACAGCGCTCCGCCGTTGTTTACGGGAGACAAGATAAAGATACTTACATATTCATGGGATACTGACGGCGATGTCCTGATAGTGCAGGATCAACCATTGCCGCTGAATATAGCAGCGTTGATAGTTGATATCGAGGTTAATGTAATATCGTAAAGATGGAGGGCAGAAAATGTGGGGTTTATTGGCAAGTTTGTTTATGGGTCTTATGGGAATGGCGCAATCTTCATCCGCCCAGAGCGAACAGCAGGAATTATCGCAAGAACAATGGGAGATGACACAGAAAGAAAAACAAGCAAAATATGAATCTGATATTGCCACTTATGAATACAATATTGGAGCAACGGGAGAAGATATTGAATACATGAAGGGGCAAAAGGAATATGCGCTTGGTGAGTGGGGTCGCCAAACGGAAGAATATAATCGAGCGCAACGGGAAACTTATGGTGCTTCTGGTGCTGTTGTGGGTGTGGGCACACCCCTTGAAGAAATGGAAAAACAGGCTCAGCATCAAGAATTAATGGCAGGCCAGCTATCCGAAAAGTTTGAAAAGACAATTACAGGATTAGAAGAACAAAAAAGTTATTTAGAAGAACAAAAAGGGAAAACAGAATCGTTAGTTGAAGAATTATGGCCCACTGAAGAAGAGGTGGTAGAGGAAGAGGAAGAAACAAGCAAACCCGAGGTTGGTGGTGCATGTGAAGCGGGGCAGACAATGACAACAGGCGCGGGGGGTAATATACAAGAGTGGTATTGTAGCGGTGGCCATTGGGTAAAGAGAAGCGGGGGGAATCAGTGAAAATACCAACCGATCCAAGAACAGTACAGCCTAGCTCAGAAACCACCTTTAAACGCCCTCGATCTACGATTGAATCTGAAAAGTATGCATTGCAGGCTGCAGAAAAGGGTTATGAGCGGCAGATGGCTGGTTATGAAAGTGATCGGATAGCGAGGACGATTAACTTTGTCGGAAACTTGACACAAACGGCTGTTCAGTTTGCCGACAAGCTCATAGAAAATGAAGCAGCCAGACAATTGTCTAATGCTGAGGTGGCTATAGACCAAAAATTCTATGATGTAAAGAAAGATTTGGCAGACAACCCATACGAACAGCAAGAGGTTATCGGTGCAGGGGGGATAGCGCCTGGCGCCCAAGGGCCTCAAAAATTAATCCTGCGGCATGAAAAAGTATGGGGTGAAGCAAAGACAAGGATTAAAGATGAGGTGTTGAAAGATTTAACGAATCCGAGAGCAAAAAAGGTATTTGAAACGAGATATGAAAAGGTTGCTCAGGATTTTGGACATGAATTACAGAACGATGCACGCAAGATTATGCGGGTGCAGCAGAAAGTTGATTTGAATAACAACATTCAATATTGGATTTCCAAGGGTAAGATGAACAAAGTTAATGAGCTTCTTTCTGCCGGACGTGTAACAGGTTTATATAACCCCGAAGAGATTGATACTATCGCCGATAATGCGCGTTCAGCGATTGCGTATGGGATAACAAAATCTGTAGCGTCTTCCCTGCCGTTTGAACAGAGCATGGAATTTCTTAATAGTCCCGATGCGATTAATAAGTTATTGGAGAAAAATGGAGTGTCTGGGGCTGATTTAACGGAAGAAAAAAGAAATGAAATCATAAAAGAATTGGAAGATGACTTAAATAACAAACTTGCTAAAGAAGAAAAGGCCAAGAAAGAATATATATCTAAAACTAATAATGATTTTGTAAAGAAATTTGCGACTGATTATGATTTGAAAGAACTTAAAAAAGAAGTACTTGCCTCTAAACTTGATCCAATCGGACAAGGTGGTAAACAATGGTGGATAGATAAAATTGCCGCAAAATCAAAAACTGATGTTAATGCGATAGAAGCAAATAAAAAACAAATAGCATATAACGCCGAATATGATCGGATTAAAAATGTGATTGATGAGGTTATTGAGTCTGGCGAAACAGACAAAATTGATAAAACAATTGATAAAATAAATACATCAAAGTTGAGGGAATGTGATCAGGATATTTTCAATGCACGGATTAAGAATTGGGGCAAGGGAATTGAAAAAGACATAAGATTGGATGAATATGTAATAGCTGGAGAAAAAATCAAAAGCGGAGAAATAACAAGGATATCACAAATTACAAATAGTAAAGATTATGAACATTTGTCGATCGATGATATTAAAAAACTTGAAAGCTCTATTAAGGCAAAAATAACGGCTGACAATCCTAACTATGTAAATGATCTTGATAAGAAAGCAAAATTAGACCGCATGATATTACAAGGCAGGAAGGATGATGCTCAAGATTTCTTAAATAATAATCTAGGTGCTGATAAAGAAGGTAATCCCGGAATCAGTTTGAAAGAAGCGGGTAAATATCAAGATGATCTTAATAAAGAAAGGGAGGCGGCTTTAAAGAATGCGACGAAGGAGGGTATCGAGCTTATAGACAATACATTTAAAAACATGATAAAGGTTGCTGAGAATCCCAAAGATAAGTTTGATATTGAGACAGCACAAAAACGAATGGTAACAAAATACCGGGAAATGATTACAGATGATATGGAGCCTGATGAGATTATACAGAAAGCAAAGAAAATAATTGATGAAGAGCAGGTCGCTAATATAACAAAACTGCTTACTGATGCTCATGATAGTTGGATGGGAAAAGAAAAGAAAACAGCAAAAGTAATGGAAAGGGTAAAAACTATAGGATTGAATGATAATGAAAATAAACAATTTGTTGAATTCATGGGTGAACAACCAGAAAAAGTTGCTAGAGATGAGGCTGGGGATTTGAATTATTTGTATAAGGATATGGTCTACAAATTTGTAGATGGAGAATTAAAGAAATACAAGGGTGGGAAATGGCGAAAAGTCAAACAATAGAAATGCCACCCGGCGTGTTATTTAATGATGAATCATCTGATATTGAAATGCCACCCGGGATTTCCTTTGATGAAGAAGGGGAGAGGCCTATCACTGAACCTTTATTGTCTTCTCCAGAAGCGGATAAAATATATCAACATGCTGAACTGATGCTAAAATCGGAAAAAGAGAAAAAGAAAATCGAGAACTCTTTAATCCTCGCGCAAGTTATGCAGAAAGACCCGTCTTATATATATCAGAATCACGATGTAATCATAGACAAAATGAAAGAACTGGATGAGCAGACACCGGACATCGGCCCAGTTGAAGCTTTTGTAAAATCATTTACGCAGAGTATGGCCGGTAAATATGCAATGGTAGCAAGAGGCGCTACAGCTTGGACTCCACTTAAAGGATTTGGAACTGATAAACTGGCTCTTGCAGTATCGGATTATCTGGAAGGTTTACGCAATCCGAAAGTGAAGAAAGAGACCGAACAGTTACTTGCTGGTAAATTGTGGCCGGTGCGGACAGGTGAGAAGTGGTATAACGTCGATGCAAAGATGATCCCGCAGGTTACAACAAACTGGGCGGCACAAGTAGGAGATCAGATTCCCATAATGCTTATTACTCTCGGCGGTAGGCTGGGAAGTAAACTTATTGGTCGGCTGGTAGGAACCGCTATTGGTGCAGCTACGCTAGGCCCTGATCCGACAGATACCGTTACTGTACCAGCCTTATCAAAAGCAACGGAAAAGTTTATACAAATTGCCGGAACTGCGACTCCTCTCATATCACTCGAAACAGCAAATTACATGGATGCTGCTAGGGAATACGGAATAGACGCCGATTTATCAGAGAAATACGGAAGATTTTATGGGTTGGGGGCTGGGGTTATTGAATATTCTCAGAACATGTTTATGCTTGCTCCATTCAATAAAATGGGTGCACAGGCAAAGAAGAAAATATTGCGACGAATACTGGAAGAGGCCGGAGGTGATGTATTCGAAGGTGTAGAGGAATTCACACAACAAGCTTTACAAAACTATTTTACAAATAAAGCAATCGATGAAATGAGAAAGCGGAACCCAGAATACAATGCAGAGAAAATCCCGATAACTGCCGGAGGTGGTAAATCCTTTCTGGCGGCCGCCGGTGTGGCAGCGATTACAAGGGGGGGCGGACATATATCGGGTACAGTATACAATAAATTCAGCGCTTACGAAAAAAAGCAAGTCGGTGTAGCTGGTGTTAAACCGGTTACAAAAGCACAGGAAGAAGCGGCAAAAAGTTATATTGAAAAAACGGAAGAATTTAAGGAAAAACCTGTTTCAACGGTTGCTGAAACTGAAGAAGATATTGCGGAAAAAGTACTTGAAACTAGGGAACTGCCAGAAGGTACTTATATACATGGCAGAGATAAACGGTTTAAATTTGGAGAAATGGGTTCGGTTTTATTAACGAAGGACATAGAAACAGCAGAAAGCTATGCTGGAGATGAAGGCGAAATATGGTTGATATCTCCCAAAAAGGGTACGCGGGTAGTTGATTATAGCAATAGACATACTGCCGATATGGATACGCTTATTAAAACTATGAAAGAAATGGGGGATGTTCCAGATATAATAGCCGGAGACATTTCAAGTGCCACAGGAGTAGATTTCAATGATGTGACATGGGAAGTTGCAGAACCATATATCAGAGAAGCATTTGCACCAGAAAGCATTATCGATAGCGCTGAAGCGTTTGAATCTGAATGGAGCGAATGGGCAGCACTAGGTATTGGTGATTATGAGAATATTTCAATTATAAAAACTCCTGATGGTGCTGTCGTTTATGATTTGAATAACATAAACAAGATAGAATTAAGGGATAAAACCCAACCAAAAATCGAAAAGGGGGAAGAGAAGTCAATCAAGAAAACCCCCGAAAAAATAGAATCGAAAACCATAAAAGAGCAGCCATATTTCATTGAGCGCCAAGAACTTGCTAAAAAGATTGAGGATGTCAAACTTCGTAATGAGATACAGATAGGCAAAGCCAAAATAGGAGATTTTATCGGGAAAGAAAAAGCAGCAAAGGTGTCTGGCAAAAAGATTGAAGAAGCCGCACGGAAAGGCGTTGTTACTGGTAAAAAGATAGGTACGGTAAAAGAGAAGGCAAGAAAAGCGGAACTTGAAATCCGGGCAAAAGAAAAGAAAGCCGTTAGAACATATATAACAAAACTCGCAGGGCATATCTCTAAAGAACCGGGTAAAGGCATTGATTTTTATTACAGAAAAGCGATAGAGACGATACAGTCTGGCATTGATCCCCTTTTCCGTACAGAAAAAACATTACAGAAGCGAGAACGTATAAGGCAGTTTTTGAAAGAACATCCAGAAAGAATCGAAGATATGCCGAAGAAGACTCTTCAGACAATTGAAAAGAAATCCATGGATGAGATGAGTATTTCAGAATTGGAGGGGATCGCTGAGGAGGTTGAACATCTAAGGAAGCAGGGCAAACTAAAACAGCAAATAAAAGACAATCAGCACAAGAAACGGATCGGTACAGACGTCAGAGAGATGACAAGCGAGGTATTAAGCGGCGAGGAAATAAGTAAAGAGGCAAAGCCGATTGTTGCATCTACGACAAAGGAAGGCAGGCTTAAAAAAGCGCCGAGATTCGTAAGAGCTTTCACATTGAGACCGACACGTATATTTCATAAGATATTCGGTGGCGATAAAACTACCGGATACAAACGATTTGTTGATGAAGAAAATAGGGCGGTTGATCAGGAGTTAAGGGAGACTGACAAGAGAACAGAAGCGGTTAAAAAAGAGATGGCCAAATTGGATATAACTTCCCGAGACCTTGCGAAAACAAGAAAGATAGACGGCACAAAATATACAATTGATGAAATGATTGATATTTATGCGGGTTTTAAAAATCCGTTAAAACAGATTGCTATTATCTATGGCAATAAGATCAACGAAAAAACAGCAGATAAAATAATAAACGCGCTTTCTGATAAAGAAAAAGCCTTCGCCGATTTTATTATCAAAGAATACGAAAACCGATATCCTGAACTTCGGAATGCACATATCGAATTCCGCAATGAAGACTTGGGCCATGAAGAGAGTTATACACCGATCCGCCGGCAGGAAATAGAATATAAAACGCTGGATGCAGAGCTGGCTGATGAATTATTACATAAAACGCATCTCAGGAAAGCGTACGCTGCGAGGGGATTTACAAAGGCAAGGGTGGAAATTCCGAAGCAATTTCAAAAACCGATACGTTTGGGATTATATGCAACATGGTTAGATCAGGCTCCAAAACAGGAGCATTACATCAGCCATGCGCAATTGGTTAAAGAATTACAGGCGATATCTCACAATAGCACATTTCAGGAAGCGGTTAAGCAAGAATACGGTAACGAATATCTTGAGAGAATAAACAACTATGTCGACCGGATAGCAGACCCCCTTGTTTACAGATCATTTCACGGGCTCGAAAATGTATCAAGGATGCTACGACAGCATACAGCAATGGCATATCTTGCATATAATCTTGTTACTATGGCAAAACAGTTGCCTTCTGTTATGCTTTACTTACCACATTCGGGACCTACGCATTTAATTGGTGCAGCCCTAAAATTTTCTACGAATCCCTTTAAAACGATCCGGGAAGTGAACGAAAAAGACCCGCAGATGAAACACAGATCAATTGAACGGGAGCTCGAAGAATTCAAACAGATGAACAAGCCTGGATATGAAAGGGCTCTCAAGAAGGTTGGAAAAACCGGTATGGTCGGTATTTATGCAATGGACAAAATCGCAACGACAATCGGCTGGTATGCGACATATAGTAAAAATATACAGATGGGTAAAAGTGAATCGGTGGCTGTTCGAGCGGCACAGAAAGCCACACTCGAAACACAACCGGCAGCTCATGTTAAAGATGTTGCTGAACTGTACGCAACAAGCGAGTATGTCAATCTCTTTACGCAATTCAGTAATCAATTGAATCAAATATACAATATTACAACATACGACATCCCGAAATATTTTAAAGAGCATGAATATTACAAGGCATTATTGGCGACAACGGGGCTTAGTATAACCGCAGCTATGATATGGATTATATCACATAGACGGTTGCCGGAAAAACCGAAAGATATAACGGATATGGCCGAAGAGCAATTTATTAATTCGATACCGCTTATAGGGCGACAGATTGCGGCGGCAAAATCCGGCTGGATGAGTACAGCCCCTCCGGTATTTAAACCGATTGAGGGCATTGGTAAATTGATGAGTGATGCGTCTAAAAAGGCTAAAGTAAACGCAATGCTTGAGGGTGGTGCCATTGCAATGGGATTACCATACACAGGCCCGAAAAGAGTTATAAAAGCAATGACAAAAGGCAAGCCTGAAGAATTAATCGGCGGGAAACCACGGAGGTAAGGAAAGATGTCGGTACCGAAAAACATTAAAATAGGATGGAGAAATTATAAAATCGAAAGACAGGACGTCATTGATGACAGTGAAGATGTGTATGGTGAAATAATATACGACAATCAAATTATAAAGGTTAGAAACAATCTGTCAGACGATGACATAAAAATCAACTTGTTACACGAGTGCATACACGGTGTTTTATGGCTGATGGGCAACGAACTGAGAAGGAATGAGGATTTTGTTAAAGCTTTAAGCGAGAATCTGTATCAGGTATTTAAAGAAAATGGAGATTTGTTAAAATATTTCAAGGAGTAATGTTATGCCAGTTACAGAGGGTTCATACGAAATTAAGAATTTTAATTGTAATGGTACCATAAACGAGTTTGATTTTGACTGGCCAGTATTCGGTGAAGAAGACCTTGTTGTCAAGGTATATGACGGTGATGGTAACGAAACCTTACTTGCGTTGACGACCGGTTATACGGTTGCAAAAGCCGGTAATGACTGGAAAGACGGTGGCGCGGTTACTACAATCGAAACTTATGCATCCGGATACACACTTTCTCTTGAGAGGGCTGTCGCACGTAAACAACCGGCGGATTATATCACTGGTGATAGTTTCCCCGCCGAAACGCATGAAAAGGTACTTAACAGAGCGATTATGATAATACAGGAATTGCAGAATCTTGTTGACCGCTCAATCAAGGCGCCGGCGGACGATCCCGATACAATTGAAATGACATTGCCGACAAAAACAAAAAGAGCAGACAGATATGTGTATTTTGACGCTGATGGTAAGCCGACAGCGGCCGGACAATCATTGCTGGGGGGGATAACTGTTACTGCTTTCGGTGAAACATTTCTTGATGATGCGGATGCGGAAGCGGTTTGCGACACAATCGGAGCATTGGATGTTAATAACGATACGCTTGACGATGTGACGGAAGGAACAACATACAAACGTCTTGCCGATGCCAATGCAAGCAATCATCCAACAAGAATTGATGATGCTGCACAATTTGAAAATGCACAAACAAGATATCTAAATTTATCGCTTGTTGGTTGGTCATATAATGTCACAAACGTGCAATTTTTGGGACATAGTATCGAACTACGTGAAACTGCAATATATGGGACAATAAAGGTAAATCTTCCGCATGGGGCGACTGTGACGGCAATGTACAGTATAGTATCAATACTGGGACATACTTACGTAAAAGTTAAACTGCATAGGTCATCAATTACGACGAATACAAATGACAATATGGCATATAATGAACATACGGGAGTGGGTGCAATTAACGATGATTCAATTTTTTACCCTGTAATCGATAATGAAAACTATCAGTATTATGTACATGTTTTAGGCGGTGATTACACATCATATTCAGAAATTACAGGCATAAGAATAACTTATACAATAACAGAGCCGAAACCATGATAACAGGAACATACACACCGGATCGTTACAACACAAACGGCGCTCAAACTGAATTCGACATCACGTTTGAGTTCGAGAAAGAGGATAATATACACGTCTGGGCACGCAACAAGACGACAGACGCCGAAAGTGAGTTGACGAATCCGACCGACTTTTCGGTAAACGGCGCAACGATTGTTACCGTGGATGTGTGGCCTGAAGGATACGAATTCATCATCAAGCGGATACTATCAGAGACACAGAATACTGACTACGTACGGAATGACAACCTTCCTTCGGAAAAAGTGGAGATAGACTTTGATGATGTGGTGAAGATGATACAGCAGCATAGCGAAACGCTATCAAGAGTACCACAGTTAAAGCAATCTTCTGAGCACTCGGATATCGAGCTTGACGATCCGCTTGACGGATATTCGTTAATATGGGATGGCGGGAAGCTCAAGAACGCAAGGCAATTCGGGTCGGGCAGTTATGCGATTAAAGCATTTATGGAGATTTTCCTTGAAAGCCTTAACCAGGGAGCAGCACAGAGCA